GCCCTACGCGGCCAAAGAACCCCTGCGGCTGCTGTTCTGGGTCGGGTGTCATTGCCATTGGGTCTGTTCCTCCTACGCGCCCAAGCACCGCTGGGACATAAGCCTGTGTTTCTGCAAAAGGTGGGATGCCACCGTATCTTGTGACCGCCCCCGGCCCAGCGTTGTAAGCTGCAAGCGCCAGCGGCCAAGAACCGAAGCGCTCATATTGCTGGGCCAAATAACGTGCGCCACCCTCAATGTTTTGCGCGGGGTCGTAAGGATCAACACCGAGTTCTTCTGCCGTCCCCGGCATAAGCTGCGCAGGACCAATAGCACCCGCCGAAGAAATAACGTCGGGTCGCCAACCGCTTTCTTGCTGAATTAACGACGCAAAAATATCAGGCGGTATCCCGTATTGCGTCGCCGCAGCCGCAGCCATATCCTGCAAAGCTCTCAAACCGGGGCGACCCCCTGCTCGATCTGAAGACCCGAATAGTTGACCTGCAAATACCCGTGCGGGCCTTCCATCACGAGGTGCGGGTGCGTCTCCATAAGTTCTTGGGCGATGACGCCCATCGGCGGCGTGTCGTCGGCACCGATCCGCTTCGCCTCGTCGTTCCATTCCCAGCGATAATAACGGACACCATTTTCGGTCGTGAGGTGCTGTATGTTTTTCTTGAGGCGGCGGTCGGACGCCTGCCCCAGTGCGGCAAGGGCGTTGATATAATCCAAGCCACCGGGTCGATAAGACTCTGTGGTGCTTTGCCCGATCAACGGGTCACCGACACCAGCCGCCGCACCCAACGCGCCAAGCTGCTGCAACGGGAACTGCTGCTGGCGCATAAACTCGTTATAAGCCGCCTCCAGCGCGGCCTGCTGGGTCGTCTGCTGTAGCGCGCCAAGCTGCTGCATCCCCGCCGCAGCCTGACCAGCGGCCCCTTGGCCCATCTGCAACTGAGCCATCGTGGCGGCTTGCGCCTCGTTATAGCCCTGACGCATCAGGTTCGCGATCATCTCGTCACGGCCCAACTCATACTGGGCCTGCCGCTCGGCCTCATAGACACCGCGCCGCTCATTGCCGAATGCACCTGCGCGCGTGATGTCTGCCATCTCGCCAGTGCGGGCAACTTCACGCTCGCGGGCCATGCGAGCTAGTGCCGGGTCAAGAACGTTCTGCGTGTAGCCGGACAGATTGGCCTCGTTCATGGCGGCGTAGTCTTGTGGCGTCATACCAGCGATGTCGCCAATCTGGCCGTAATATTGCTGCGCGCCCATCGACAGTGGCGACACGTCGGCAACCATTTGATCTTGGTATGGGGTGAACTCCATGCCAGCGACACCCTCTGCCGCCGGGAAGAAGGTGTTGCGGTAGTAGTCCTCAAGGAACTGAGGAACCTCCGCTTGCGTCGATGTCCGCTGGCTTCCACCGCCCATGCTATAACTCCATTTCGTAGACGCGGTGCGCCTCTTTGAATCCACATTTGGGCGCGTGTTTCACCCACCCAAGCCGCCCGTCGGCGGAAATCCTGTTGCAGTCCATATCCGCCGCAAAGCGCTTCATCGTATCGAGAGCCTCGTTCAACCATCGGGGCATGTCTTTGCCCGCAACGTGCAAAATTCTGAGGATACGACTGCGAGGGTGCTGAAAAACCTCGGTCACTATGACCGCCTTCAACGTGTCCTCATCGACGATGGCCCAAAGCTGGTTCGCACCAGCATGTAGAGCCGCGTAAATATCTTCGGTCCCAACGTCTCGCGCGATGCGCCGCTGCGACAGTGCCAAAACAGGTTCTGCAAATTCCCAAACCATGTCGATCTGGTCTTTTGCGATCAACTGCACTCGCGGTGTCATAATACCCCATTATTCCTATGGTGTCACGCATGTAGCCTTGTGATGCTGATTGTGGCCGCAGGGGCGGCTGGCGCATACGCTGTGGCCCCTACTGCTTCAAGGAAGCCGTTGGTGCTGTCAACGGCCCACATGGCCTCAAGGTAATCATCAGCGGACACAACGAAACTCGCTGTGCGGGTTACAACTATCGTGGCGTCGTTTTGGTGCAAGTTGGCAACCATAGTGCTGCCGACCACGTCAACCCCGTTGATGCGTGGCCAAAAGCGAAAAGCCACAGTGCTGCCAGACGTAGAACTGATTTGCGCGGAGAACGAGATCATGTAATGCCCACCCTCCTCAAACACGATGCGCGAGGCGGGTGTGCCGTTGGCGATACCCTCGGAAAGCGAAGAGGTAAAGGTTAGCGCGTATGCCGTATCAACCACAGCCGCCGTCACGTCCGACGTGATGCCGCCCTCGTAGTGACCATCCTCAAGGACGATCTGACGCCACTCGTTGTTTTTTGACACCACGGGGTAGCCGTTCACATCGTCCCACAGAATGATACCGTTCTCGGAGGGGTTGTCGTCGGCACCCTTGAAGTTGAGGGTCACAAGCTGGCGCAGCAGAGAGCGCACAAGCTGACCACCCCACGCGCGCCAATCGTCACCGCGCGGCTGCGGTATCTGTGGGGCGCTCATCGCTTCCCGGCCTCTGTCGTGTCAATGCGCGGGATACCAAAGCGCCATCCGCTAAGACTGGCCCCAGTGACACGCATACGCGCCTGCCGACCGCTGAAACGGATGCTGGTCGGGTTGGACATCGTGTATGGGCCGAACTCGCTTTCAGGCGCGTTGGGATAGAGGCGCGTCTTGAACGTCAGAGTCACGTCACCTTGGGTCGCCTCGTCGGGGTATAGCTTGTGCGCGTTCAGCAGGCGCTCACCGTTCCCTAGCATAGCGGGACCGCTCTCGGCATAGACCTCCGCGCCGCCGTAGGTGAAGCCCGTCTCGTGGTCGTATAGATCGCCAGCGCTGTCGCTGTAGATCGGTGTGCGGAACACACCACGGTCAAAGCCCGCCGTGCGGGACATCTTGCCGATCAGCCAGTGATTGCGCTTGTAGTCGTAGGCCACATAGCTGTCGATCTCGTTTGACCCCGACGAGCAATAGAACCACCACACCTCGCCGTGCTGACCGTTGGACACCGCCCAAGTCTTGGTTATTTGCGCAGTGTTGATGTTGCTGAACACCGCGTCGTGAACCTCGCAGGGCAACTCCTGCACGTTCTGGCCATCAAAGCGGAAGAACCCCCGCTGACCCATCCAGAACACGCCAGCGTCGGTTGGGACAATGGCTTTGCGCGCGACAAGACCGCAAGAAGACCCCACGCGCTCCCACTGGTAGACAAAGGGTGGGCCGACGAAGATCGCGCGGTGCGCGTCAATGTCGGTGACGACAAGCGTTTGGCCGTCAGCCCTGACCCCTCCCATGATCTGACCAGCCGTTTGTAGCAGTTGGCTGCCCGCCTGATTCGTTGCTGCGGCTGTCCAAGTGGTGTTGTCCTCTTGGTCACACCACGCAATTTTTCGCGGATCGCTATCAGCGCCAAGCGCAAACAAGAAACGCTCTTCGGTCACGACAAGGCCGACACAGCCCGTGGGTGAGTTGGTAATCTGGGCGGCATTAACCCCGGTGTTTAGCTGCCACTCATATAGCTTGCCGTCCGCGACACTACACGCAACGAGATACTGCCCGAAGCTGTCGAGCGACCACGTTGTTGCCTCGGAGAAATTCCCGGTATCGGGTCGGATGGTGCCGTAGTTACCAGACCCGAAAAACCCACCACCGTAACCCGTGTTCACCGCAGCGTCTTCAAGACCAGCCGTTAGGCCAGCGGGTGTGATGTCGGAAACGGTGCCACCGCTCGTTACAACCTTCAGCGCGTTGTAGGTGCCGCCCGCAATCCAACGCGACCCGCTGTTGTCCTGCCAACCAAGCAAAGCACGAGGCGCTGCGCTGAACATGCTGGCCACCCGCTCGCGCCACCCGCCGACGGGTCGCAAGCTGCCTTCACGCCAGCGAACCAAGCTGCCATCGCGCCAACGACCCGCACCCTCAAGGTCGGTGCCGTTGCGGAAGAAGCCCGGAGGAATTTGGAGGGGAACTAAGGGCATGACGCCTCACCACCCGATAGCGAAATAGTTAAACGTATTGGTCCCGTCGATGCCGCCATCCCGGTTTATGGTAAACCCGGTGGTGCTTTTCGCCTCAATGCTCGCGCCCCTTTTGCTAGTCTCAAACTCAACCTGAACAATAAAGCAGGCATTGCTGAACGCAGAAGCAAAGGTGAACGACTCGTTATTATCGGAATCGCTGGTTTCAACGCCCCATCGTATCTGCAAGCCACCGGGGAGGTTGGCCGCCCCATCCGTTGAAAGCGTCGGAGAGCCAAAACCTTCAACAAACGCCTTGACGCTCTGCTGCGACGGCAGCTTAGTCGCGCTGTCGGACGCCATGTCATCTTCGTCAATCAGCAGGTAGTCGCGCACATCAGTCATAGCGATCTGAACCATCGTGCCATCGTCGTTGGCAACAAGGCGATCAGCGTCAACCAGCGTGGTTGCAGTAGCAGAGGTGTCGCCGTCAAGGATGTTGACCTCGGCGACCGTGACCGTTGCACCGTCAAGAATGTTCAATTCGGCTACGGTTGATGTCAGTCCGTTGAAATCGGTCAGCGTCCACGTCACACCGTCGAGCAGGTTCAACTCAGCCGTGGTGACTGTCGCCCCATCAAGGATGGCGAACTCAGTCGCATTGGTGCCACCGAGGAGCGTATCAAGGGC